GCGTTTGTCGACTCTCCGAGATCGACGGCAGCGTCGATCGCACCGCGGTAGCCTTCGCGAAGCGAGTTGAGGCCGGACTGAATGGCATCGGAGGCCAAGATGCCGCTAGCGATTGTGCCAACAGACTTCAGCACATTGCCGAGCCTCTTGAATCCACCCTCGGTAGACTTCACGGCATTCTTTGTCTTGTCTTTGCCGAGAATCTCAATCGTCAGCTTGCGATTGGCCATGTCCGACGCCTCCCTTTCACCATTCTATCGCCGGCGATTCATCTCAGCCTCAACGCGTTGTCTTTCCGTGATGATCTCTTCGGTTGTTTCTACGAACTCTTTGATCTCGTCGTACGTGAGCCACGGATCGCCACCGAAGTGCCACGGCAAGAGGCCGAACTCTTTCGCAAAGAATGGCATTGCATGCGTCAGCTGACGCCTCACTCCAAAGGGTGCTCGTCCTCCTCAGTGTCCTCGTCGTCCTCGATCGACTCGATCGAGATGCGGCCGTTCTCGAGCCACTCAGGAAGATCGAGCATCTTGGGGAAGATGTCGCTGCTGAAGCGCGACCACTTGAGGACTGGGTGGCCGCCCTTTCGCATGGCGACCCACACCATCACGGCGATGGAGTCCGCGCTGAACGTCTCCTCTTCTAAGAACGGGGAGATCGGCAAGCCAGTCGCGCGCCGGCACATCAGATCGTCCTGCGGACCGATGTCGGCGAAGTCGAGAACATAGTCTTCGCCGTCAAAGTGAATCTTCAAGGCTTGACGCTGCGAAGAGTCCTTGCGCTTCGCCTTGGTCGCGTTCGGCGTTGAGCCGGGGCGGGGTGCGCGCGCCATCAGCGAGTCTCCACGTCAGACTCTGTCGACTCGCCGGCCGATCCCTTGCCCCGAGGCGTCACCCGGACGAAGCCTTGATCCTCGATGCCGGCCAGCTTACCCGACTTCGCCTCGATCTCCTCGCCGTGCTGCACGGTGCGGCCGAGCGGAACCACGTACACTGGTCCACCGGTGTTCCTGAACTTCATGTGATCTCCTCAGTCTCTGAAGGCGCCTGATTCTCGTGCTGCCTTCTCATAGGCATCAAGCACCATATCCTCTACTTCATCGATACTAGCGTTGATTGCGGGTCCGATGAAGTATGGCCGGCCGCCTGTCTCGCCGGGGTCCCACTGATTGCCCACCCACCGAGGGTGCTGGGTCGTCGAGCCGGAGTATCGCGGACTGGCGTACCATCCAGTGCGCTTCTTGGTACCCCAGAACCGCACGAGCGCGTCTGGGGCGCGCGAGGACGGCACCGTGGCGATCTTGGCGGACCGGGCGGAGGCCTGAGGCTTGATGGCGGTCCTGACGCGCGCCGGCGCGGCCGAGCGCGCTCGGTCGCTGACGAGCTTGGCGGCCTCGTAGTGAACCTTCCTGATCTGCTTCGCGGCCTCCGGGCTCATGCGCCGGAGGCCGCGGACGAACTCTGGAAGGTTCTCGATGTCGACGCGGTAGGACTCGCTCACGGATTGGTCTGAGTGTTCGTGATCACAGCCGTGATGGCGCTCGCGTCGCTACCGTCGCCGACGCACTTGAACGGCGACTCGACAACCACCAGGCCGCGACCCTCGACGGTCGGCGTGATGCCGTCGTAGCGAGCGTTCATCGTGATCGTCACGCTCGAGCTGGGGCTGGAGGTGATCGTCAGCACGACCGAGAACTCGTCGCCGTCGCGGTAGCGCTCGTACTGGGCGGTTGTGGAGAACTCCATGCTGATCGTGCCGTCGTACGCACGGAGCTCGGCACCAGTGGGCTGCAGCCGAGTCCGGTCACCAAGACGCCACCGGTCGGTCGTCAGACCGTTGGAGCCGCGCACCGTGATGCCGCGGACGTCCACAGCATCGCCGCCGATCTCGGCGCTCGCCTCAGCGAAGATGAACGGGCGAGCGGCGTCCGACTGGTAGGTCGCTGTCGCGAGCGAGGTGTCGGTTGTCTCCGACTGACCGATGACGGTCAGACCAAGCGTCACGACCTCATCAACCTGAGCGCTCAGCTCCCACTCGCTGATCTTGACGCCGGAGTAGGTGTAAGGGTAGACGGTGCCGAGCACGTCCGGCCGGCCGACCTGCACGGTCAGACTCTTGTCGAGCAGCGATGCCGGCGTGGCGGTGTGCGTCGCGATGCCGCCGGACGTGCTTGAAGTGATGGCACCGAGCATGTGCTCGAACAGCAGGGCCGTCTGCTGCTCGTAGAGCTCGAGCCCGATCTCGCCTTCGACGGCGATGGTGCCGGGCTTCCACTGCTCGCTGCGCAGCACGTTAGCGCCGGCGATGATGCCTTGCGACTCCAAGCGGTTGCGGGTCGCGATGATGGCCTCGGAGACCATCGGATAGAATCGCGACACGGTAACAGCAGTTCCGTAGGTGGTCTCGGCGGCCAGGCCGAGCTGGGCGGACAGTCCTGACGACACGGGCCGAGTCCTTTCGGTTGAAGTCGAGCGCCACCCTTGATCGTAGCAGGCAGCCGCGCGTCTCTAGGGGCCAAGGAGTTACACGGGAAAGCCCCTGCGGGCCTGCACTTCGATCCCCAGCGCGATTCCGCAGCCGTATCCTGACTTGCCTTCGACGCGTGTTGTCACAATCTCAATCGTGGCCGGCGTGAACCACACGTAGTCGAATGCTTCCAGTCCCAGCGCTTCGCGGTCGCTCCAGAACCTTTGATTGGAGATCTCGCTCAAGACTGCGTACAGAATCTCATTCGCGCGCGTCTCGGTAACATCAGCTGTGTCTGCATTCGTCACCGGAAGCACTTCGATGCGGAACTCGATGATGACGGTCTCGTCGAAGCGCAGCCGGCCGGCCGTGAGCACCTGGACGTCCGACGTCCCGCTCGCGTCCGTGACGGGGTACACGACCTCGTACTTGCCTTCGACGGTGCGGAGCTGAGACTCTTTGTCCGGCTGGCCTTCGAGAACTCGCACTCGGTGCATCTGACTCGCGGGGTCGGCGGCGGCGCCGGCCAGGTGACTCGTGATCGCTCGGCGGACGGTTGGGGCGGCGAGACCAGCGTTCACTGGAACGTCACCTGACCTGCGAGAACAACAGGGTCCTCTGTATCGCCGTCGTATCGCACCCAGACGTACGCCGGGCCCGCCGGCATGTCGAACGTCTGATCGGGGCCCACGAGAACGCCGACTGTGAGATCCGATCCTGTCCCGCTCAACAGCGTTGACGTCTCGTACGCGGCGATCTCAGGCTGCGCCGGCGGAGGAGCCGTGGTGATGGACAGCGAGACGCTCGAGGCCACAACGCTGTCGTCGTCCAGATTACGAACTCGAACACGAAGGTATTCGATAGACGATGTCGGAATGAGAATACTCACGACTTACCTTCCAACTAGTTCGGCGGTTACAGGCCGCTTGCGTATTCCAGCACCCATCCCGCGAGGTGCGATTGACGCCGCGAACTGCCGGTGCGTCAACAGACTGATCGCCAACGTAATATCAGGGAAGTCGGTCGTGATTCTGAATCGAGCCTCAACCGCGGGCAGGACGCCAGACGCTACAGCGTCAATAGACGACCCTGTGTCGAACGAGACTTCAAGCGCCGGCAGCGTAGCGGCAAAGGACGAGCCGGACTCCGACGTCGTCTCGAACGAGACTTCAAGCGCCGGCAGCTCGGCCGCCAGCACGGTTGATGTTGCGGAGCCAGTAGTCTCGAATGACGACTCAATCGCCGGCAGTTCGGCCGCCAATGACGAGTCGGACTTCGACGTCGTCTCGAATGACGACTCGATCGCCGGCAGCTCGGCCGCCAGAGACGCATCGAACTCCGACGTCGTCTCGAATGACGACTCGATCGCCGGCAGCTCAGCCACCAGCACGGTTGATGTTGCGGAGCCAGTAGTCTCGAATGACGACTCGATCGCCGGTAGCGTGGCTGCCAGAGACGCATCGGACTCCGACGTCGTCTCGAATGACGACTCGATTGTCGGCAGCTCGGCCGCCAATGACGAGTCGGTAGACGACGACCCCGACACGCCGTAGTGCTCGAACACCGCGATCGCGAGGTCCATGTAGCCGGTCGTCGGAACGTCTCCCGGGGAGGCGTCCTGCACGATGAACGCCCGCGGCCCGTCGAACGACGCCGAGGAGTCAATGATGCCGACCCGGTACCTGGTGCTGTTCCGTCCCCAACACCCCTGGAACCCGGTGACTGTTCTGGCGTCACGCGTCTCTTGCATGTCGGTGCCCGACACGTACCAAGTGTCTCCCCCCGTCGTGGGGGACACGGCCGCGATCGCCGCTGGGCAGCCCGTAGCAGTCGCAGAGCCACCGGATGTGTTGGTGCCGGTGCTGGTGACGGTGATGAATCCGAAGACGTCGCCGCCCGCGTTGTCCGACACGACGGCCAGGCCGGTGAAGTCGAGGTCCGCGACGGTGCACGCACCGAACGCGAACCACACCGCGTCATACGCCGAGGCGTCCGGGCTGGCGTCCCATGTCGCCTTCGCCTGCTCGGTGACCGTGTACCCAGCCGCCACGAAGTGCGCGGTCCACTCGTCGTCCTGCGCGGTCGGCGACGCCCCGGCGTAGACGTAGAGGACAGCGGCCACGACTAGCCGCCTTCAGGCATTGTCACCGACCCCGACGTCAGATTGACGTCAAGCCCCGAGCTGACGGTGACTGTGGACATGGTGAGATCTCCTCCTCCGCCCGTGGCGGACACTGTTCCGTCCATGATGACATTGTCGTCGCTGTCGTAGAGACGGAACCATCCAACGTCTCCGGATGCGGCTCCGGTTGCGCTGATAGCCGGGCTGAGGGACAGGTCCGCTCGGCCGGCCGCAGACGCGCCGGCGTTTCCGAACGCAGGATCATTCAGCGTGAACGTCACAAGGAGAGTACCGGTTGCCGTATCCCCAGGGGTCGCGGGCTTGCTGCCAGACCGGAGCTCGATGTACGCGGCTCCAGATCCGGCGTCGGCGAGATCGACAACAGCGTCTGCTGCAGCGTTACGAGTCGCTGCGGGAAGCCCAATAGCCATGCCGGCATCATCTCACTAGCTCACGCCGGACGGGCCTTGCCATTCGTCCGCAAGCATCATGGGGACGATGTTGGGGATGGCGAACGTCGGGAAGCTGCTGCGCGGCACCGTATACTCGCCCAGCTGCTCAGTCCCCGGCTCACGATCGCGCCACATGTTGTCGAGCACGTACGAGCAGGCTCGCTTCCACAGATCGGGCACCGAGGCGGTGTCAGCGAACCGGCCGGCCACGTACGTCACGACAACGTCGCCGTCCCACACGGTCGTGATGCCGGCCACGCGGCGCTCGAGGCGGCCTGAGTACAGGTGCGACTCGTTCTGCCACCGGTAGGCCAGATAGCCCTCGTTCGGGGGCGCCGTGGTCGACAGCTCCTCAGAGCACACGGTCTGCTCGCCGTCGCGCCACTCCACAACGCTTGAGAACGAAACGACGGGGGCGAGGCGAGTGCGCACTCGGGTCAGCCGATGCCCCGACACGTTGCGGTGGAGAATCCTCTCGTCCTCGACCGTTCGCTGCACGATGGGGCCGGCATGCTCCATGCCGTCGAGCGTCCTGGACGCCGCCGTGACGTAATACTGCAGCGATACGTCTTGGCTTGTGTCTTCGGAATCGATGTCAAGCGCCAGCTTTGCTTCAGCTAGCGTCAGCAGGTCCGTGAGCGCCACTGCGAATCTCCTCTACGAACGGGCTCCACTTACGACGGAATGATTCGGTATCAAGACGCAGGATCTCGGCTCGTTCACGATCACCAAACCAGTCGCAATCGACGGTTGCACCGCCCGGTCCCTTGCCAGTCACATCGACGTGCTGGCACGTGGCGGCGAGGACGATGCCGCTGCGGTAGCCGTTGCTGCCGCTCCGCACGCGCGTGTGCAGCAGCGACAGCACGAGGTCGTTGTCGCCGTACCACCACGTCATATCCTGAGGGAAACGGTACCCACCGACCATGTACTCGCCCTTCAGCATGAAGGCGAAGCCGGCGATTCCGCCCGTGCCGTCATAGCGGTTACCGCAGATGTCTGTCTTCTCAAGTATCGCGGTCTCCCCGCCACGGCCGTCGTAGTTTCCGCTGACGAGGAAGTACTCGGGATGATCGTCTATGGCGTGACTCAGAATCGCAAGGAAGTCGGGGCACACCTCGAGGTCATTGTTCAGGAATGCAATACGAGTTCGAGGACCGTGTGTCTCGATCAAGTGCTCGGCGCCCATGTTCCACATGTGATGAATGCCGGCGCCTGGGGCCGCGAGCACGGTGACGTTGTGGTGTTCCTGCCACCAGTCGAGCCGTTCAGCCGTCACATCCTCGACTGACCCGTTGTCCACGACGACGATCTCGTCGTAGGGCGACGCGACCAACTGCTCGAGCAGCCGGTCGGTGAGGTGCATCTTGTCTTTCATCGGGATCACGGCCGTCAGGCGGGGCCGCTGACCGGTCCGGTCGCCGATGTCGCTCGGCCACCAGATGCGGCCGTTCTTGTCGTGACCGATCTTGGTCGTCGTGTCGACGAAGACACGGAAACCGAGCTGATTCACCTGGTGGCAGAACGCGAGATCCTCACTCACCCAGTGCGCGACACTCCCGTCAGAACCGTCGACGTTCACGACTCGCTCCGAGAACCAGCCGTAGTCGTGACCGGCCTCGTCACGCATGCGCTCAAGCACGCGCTTGTGGATCATGAGACACGCTGTGCCGGTGCCGGCGACCTGCACGAGCGAGTTCTCGACATAGTCGAGCTGAACGCGCGTGAATCCGGTTGACCCCGGAACATGGTCGTACTGATAGATCGTGGGGATGGCGCCGTTGCCCGTGACCATGACGCACAGGCCGCCGACCACGTCAGCATTCACGTGATGGGCCGCCATCTGCAGGCGGACGATCACGTCGTGGGGAAACACCATGTCGCTGTCGAGGAACAGCAGCCATTCCGCGCCGTTGTTCTCGGACTCGCGCAGGAACGCGGCCGCCAAGTCGTTGCGACTCTTGCTGATCTGCGCGCCGCTCCGCGCCTCGAGCACGCCGGCCAGCGCGTCGATCCCGCTGGACACGTCGAACGCACGGAGCTCGTGCAGCGAGCGCGAGTACTCAGCGCTCACCCGACCCGGCGACACGTTGGCGATGTAGGTCGGGACGATCTCGAGCTTGTCGTCGCTCACGTGTACCTCACGAAGTAGCGCGTGTAGGGGTCAAAGAGCTCGTCACGGTGAAGGAACGGAACGTGATCATGGAACCACGTCGGCCGGCCAATGTGGCGGACGGCGTCGAGCGCCGACTGCGTGTAGGACGACCAGACGCCCCTCTCGCCGGAGAACGTCATCGAGTCGATGACAGGCAGGGGCGTGTCGTCCTCGACGGTCTTGAGGCGCTCAGCGGCCTCGATGTCCTTCTCGTACAGATGCAGGGAGTCGGCGCGGTGCGCGTACCGACCGGGTGGCAAGCCGAGATAGCCGGCAACCGCCAGCTGCAAGCGGGTGAACATGAAGACGTCGTACGGCACACCGAGCCAGACGTCGCTCGACCTCATGTGAGCGTCGAGGCACAGGTGATTGTCGCGGATTGAGAACCGAAAGTAGACCGTGCACGGCACGTCCTTGGACGGCGGTCCCATCGCGTCCCACGGCCGCCACACCAGCGCGACCGCCTGGCGGGTGTCAGGGTCCGCCTTGAGTCGTTCGACGACGCTCAGCATCTGAGACGAGATTCGAGGGCCGTACGCGCCCTGAAGCGTGACACCATCGTCCGAGAACTGCGAGAAACGACCGTTGGACGCCGCATCGAGCTGATACAGACTGCTCACGCCGGCGACAAGATGAGCCGCTTCGGTCGCCGCTATCTTCACGTTGAGGCGACGACCGACATCTGGCACCAGCAGCGCGCGCTGAGGACTCTCGAGAACGAACGACGCGCGCTCGATCTCCCGCGTCGGAACGCCACGGGGCGACACACGGACGCCTTTGTCACGGACAAAGGCGACGAGCGACTTGTACTCACTCGACATGCTCGTCAACCGATGACGCGTCATCATTCTGCGCTCCACAGGTTTGTTCCGAGCATCCAGATGTCGAACAACTTTGAGATGATCTCGTGTTGCGACATGCCGTCGATTGCGATGTCACGCCACCCTAGACGACGAAGATCGGGGAGCAAGGACACATACGCGTCGTTCGCGTCAATGATCTGATCTTCAGTCAGCAGAGAATCGCCGCGACGATCATAGCGATCACAGAGAATGTCGGGGTCGTTCGCGTACATCACGACCTTGACGGGGCCGCACGCTTGACTGATCTCTTTGTCAAGACCGACAAGATCATCCCAGTCAGAGTATTGAGACTCCCGCCCGACGATGGGGGGATAGACGAACTCGCCCAGGTGCCAGCGATCCATGAGCCAGTAGTGACGGCGCCACGAGTGGACGTCCGACCAGATCGGCGTGACGTACTCGTCGTACAGACCCCAATACCCAGGCTCTTTCGGGAACGGGCCGCGCGACATCACGCGAACATCCCGAACCGAGACATCCGCCGCTGCTTCATAGCGCTTGCGCTGATCGCTCGAGCTAAGATCTCGTATCGCTGTCGACTTGCCGACGAGGTCGGCGCCTTCGATGAGTAGTGCAGGCATGACGGAAACCTTACACCAACGTCAGTACGGCCTACACGTGGTTCCCACCAGCAGCACCGGGCGCGCTACCGGTGCTGCTGGTGGGAAGACTTCAGCCGACCTCGGGCGGCGTGGTGAGACCGGAGCCGGCGAGCACCAAGGTGGCCGTGGTGTACCGGCCGGCCGTGAAGGCGCTGTAGCCCCAGGCGACGACGGTCACCGTGAGGTTCTTGGCGTCCGGCTGCACCTCGATCATGTTGGGGACAGCCGACTCAGTCCACAGGCGCAGATCGGACGTCCGCGTGATCACGACCGGATCGGTTGTCGATCCCTGCGTCTCGTCGTACGAGAGCGTGATCGGCATGTTGGCGTCGAGGATGACCGGCGTGTTGTGGATAAAGCCGGCGATGTTGCTCTCGAAGTCTTGCCCGGGCTGCACCCGACCGAAGGTGTTGAAGGGCCCGTTGGCGGTCGGGGTGACGACCGGCCGGTCGCTGCCGTCGACAGCCTGCAGCATGTACGCCCACCGACGCGGGTGCATGAAGACGACCTGAGCGCCCCGCTTGCGGTTGGTCCGCAGCGTGCCGAGCGCCGAGATGATCTGACGCATCTGCGTGATGGCACCGGCGTCCGAGACCGTGATGGTCGAGATGCCGGTCGTGCTCAGGATGCCATAGTGCTCGTTGTTCGCCCCCGAACCGTTCCACAGCTGCCGGTCGAGCTCCTCGGAGTACGTCCCGACCAGATCCTCCATGATGATCGAGTCAGCGCCGGCACCGGCACCGCGGTCGATCGACTGACGCGAGAGGTCGTTGTAGCCGGCGATCGTGATGACCGGGATCTCGAGGTCGTCGGTCGTGTAGGTCCGGCTCGAGACGGCCGTGTTCTCTGTCGTCTGGGAGCCCACCAGCGTGCCGGTCTGGGCCCGGGGCAGCGTGACGGTCAGACCGACCGGCGGCAGGTCAGACGCACCGATAGCCAGCCCGAACGGCATGCCCTCACGAGCGATCGGCGCGAACTCGTTGACCAAGTACTGCGGAGTCACGATCGAGTTGAAGTCACTCGAGTCGTTGGCCGCCCGGGCCTCCGGGTGCGAGCCGCCTCGCCGGCCGAGCTCGTAGCCCATGTGACGGTTGATGCGGTCGGCGGCGTTCGGGTTGCGCGTCATGTTGCGCAGGTCGGCGAAGAACGAGTGCGACCCGCCCTTGCGGTAGATGTCGGGCTCGGACACGCTTGCGCCGGCCTGACGCCGCTCGTGCACGACGTCCTCACCGAGTCGATCAACGAACTCGCGCTGCTCGTCATCGGCTTCCTGGACGCGCTCCAGCTGAGCGATGCGCTCCTCGACCTGCTTGCGGTCCTCATCGAGCTTGTCGACTGCGGCGCGAGCCTCGTTGAACTTCTCGAGGTCTGTGCCCGACAGCTCGCTCTCGCCGCGCGACTGAACGCCGTCCACGAGCGACCGCATCTCGGCAACCGCAGCCGAACGCTCGTCCAGAATCTGCCGGAGGCGGCTCCGCAGCTCTTTCAGCGTGAACATAGTGATCTCCTATCGAACTGAGATTGTCATGAGACAGCCTGAGTGCGATCGAAGGTGCAACGTCGGGTGATAGCTGCGGTGCGATAGCTATCGGCGCGACGCGCGGCGTTCGTGCGGCTCGTGCTCAATCAATCATACGGTGAGCGAGTCGATTGACGCAGTAGCCAGTGACAGGCCCATACCGCGCTTCTTGTCCTTGCCCTTCTTGTAGCCGGCACCGAGCCCCACCACAGTCGCGGGATTCGCCGGGTAGTTCACGACCGACACGTCGAATAGGCGAACCTCGCGGATGAAACGGCGCGTGAAGTTCTCATTCCATTCCTGACGAGTCACCTGAAACGCGAACGACATGGCATCAAGCTCGCCGCGGTCGATTCGGTTCACGATCTCCATCGAGTACTGCGACCGAGTGTCCGGCATCGTCTCGTTGAGCAGCCCAATCGAGTCGTCCTCAAGCGACAAGGTGCCGGCGCGTGTCGCACCGAGCGGCAGGCCGGCGTGATCGAACAGCATGCGCACGTTGTCGTTCTCGTCAATACTCTTGGTCGCGGCGCCGGCCTCAACAGACTCCGTCCAACCACCCATGTCGGGGCCGCCGTACAAGTCGTACTCGAAGCCCCAGACGCTGGCGTAACCGCGAATGACGGGCTGATCAGTGCCGTCGTCCGTCTGACGACGCTCAAGCATGAGGCTGGCGTCGTCTCGCTTGATGACTCGCTGCTCGAGAATCCTCGAGCCTCGGTTGACATCGAAGCCGGCAGTACGGGTCGACAGGTCGGCGCCTGCGTCCATCAGACGCTTCAGCAGCGGCTCGGGCAGGTTGCGGCAGTCAGTGGGCATCAGACACCTCCTCGATCATCCTAGCGTCATTCTGCTGCCGCATCGTCTCCGACAACCTCGCTCCCGTTCGGTTCGGGCACATCGTCTGGTGTCTCCTCGTCTGCGGCCGTCTCGGCCGTGTCGAGCTGCTGTCGCAATGGGGGCCAGAGGTAGCGATCGCCTTGCTCGCCGATCTCCGGCCTGTCCTCGAGCAGTCGAACCTCGTTGACGTTGAGCCAGCCATTACGGATCGCCGACTCGTAGGCCTTGTGGCGCGTGATCGTGTCAACTCGCAGCAGCGCGTCGACATTGAAGCGAAGCACGCGACCTCGGGGTCGAAGCGCGGACAGCGCTTTCTCAAGACGAATGAGCCATGGACCAAGGGTCCTGACGAGCAGGCGCAGCTGATCGAGCTCAGGATTCTGGTACGTCAACGTGCCGCCGCCTGACACGGCAGAGCCGATGTCTCGGGGATCAACGCCGAACATGCGAGCAATATCGGGGATGGTCGCGGAGATCGTCTGAAGGAACTGACTCTCGTCCGGGTTGATGGTGATCTGCTTGAACGTCCAGCCGTTGGAGAGCGCACGCACGCGACGGTTACCGGTCGTCTCCTCTTCCCAGATGTCGAGCACCTTCTCGCGAGCTCGAGGCGTCACTTCCGCTTCATTCTCGAGCACTGCCTTGGGAATGCCGCCGTCGCGGAAGAACTGCGCGCCGAAGTCTTGCGCGTTGAGCCCGATCTCCACAGCGAGCGACGCGTACGTCAGAGGCGAGATCGAGAACGGCATGCCGGCCACGGGGTAGCCGTGCATCACCCACAACGGCCCGGCCGGCCACAGCTCGACGGGCCTGCCGTACAGCTGCCACTCCTCGGCGCCGAGCGTCGAGTTCATCGACCGAGTACGCCTCTCAGTGACCGTGACGGCGGTCGGGTCGACGTCGATGAGGGCGTCTGGCCAGCCTCGCCGGTCCGTACTCGCCACACGAGCGAATCCCATACCGCGCGAGAGCGTCGAGTCGATGACAGCATACGCGAAGTCGTGGAACATGCGCGAGCGACCGTCGACGTTCTCGAGCCACAACGCGGGGTCGTCAACCGGCACGAGCCGGCCGGGGCTGCCGTTGGGGGACCGAGACTCACGCCGGTACTCGTGAATCGGCAGGGTCGAGATCATGCGAGAGATCAGGTCGCGGCAGGCGAAGACGGCCGAGTGCCGGCGCATGTTCTCGACGTCCGCCGACAGCCGACCGGCGCGCAGCGGGGTGCCGTACCGGGGATGCCGTGTCAGTCCCTGCATGAGGCTCGGGGACAACAGCACGCCGGATCGCACCTCACGCCGGGGCTGGAAGAGCGTCACAGCTGTCGCCCCTCGCCATCGAATCGGCGGCCGGCGTCGTCCACCCACACGTACGGGCTGATCTGGCGGAGCCGGCCGGCCGGCGCGGACGGCGCGGACGGCGCGGTCGGCGCGGTCGGCGTGGCCGGCGCGGTCTCAGGCTCGTCCACCGGCTCGTCCACCGGCTCGTCCACCGGCTCGTCCACCGGCTCGACGTCCGGCTCGACGTCCGGCTCGTCCACGACACGCGCCTCGACCACTGAATCGGTCGGGCAGCCGTTCGTGTGACGCTTGGGGATGCGGCCGCTCGGCTTCACCCGGACGGGCTTGCCGCACTTG